TCTTGGCCGAACATTTGAAACTTTAGTGCGTCTATATCGTCACTTGTCAATTTATTGTATGCGTCTTGGTTATCCCATAACTGTTTAACATCGCTTTCGCCTTCTGTTTCGCCTGTCAAGCCACCATTTTGTATAATTACAACAGGAATAAAACCCAACCCTGTATCATAATCTTCGTATTCGGTAGATATAATTTTTCCTGCGCCATCGTGGGTGGTTTCGTTGAGTATACACCTGCCGTTTATCAACTCCCATACCTGTTTTTTAACCCGTTGGTCTTCTTTCTGTTTCTCATCGTTTAGATTATATAAAAAAATCACTTTTTCGAACTTGTCCACATCATCTATGTCATGTTTTACAAAGAACTCTTGTGCAGGAACAAATATAATCTTTATCCCTTCATCCCGGTGACCCCATAGTTTTATGGCTATTTTCCCTCCTATAGCACAATCTTTGTACGCTTTTAAAGCTTTGCTGTGGAACTTGTTTTCGACCAATATGTCTTTCAATAAATCCTCTTTGGCCTGCGCTTCATCTTTATATGTTGTGCTGTCGTCCTCGTCCTCTTTGACGGGCCTAACATCAAAGAACGGTTCTCTGCCAAACATAAACCGTGCTTTAGTATCTATTAGTCCTTTTATCAGGTTCGTGATTTTTTTGGTTGGCCTATAATCCAGTCCACTTACTGTGTCCCATTCTTGGTCACCTTCATATATTTTGTACCATTTGTTTATTTGGCTTACCTTCGCTAGATGGTCGCCATATAATCCTTGCAGTTCTGCTTCCAAAAGGGAATTATAATCTATCATGCCCTTGCCCCCTTGCCGCTGTAACTTTTTGTCCTTGTTAATGTTAATGATAATCTCATCAACGCTTGGCTAGTAGCGTCCACTTGGTCATCTGAGTCGCCAAATGGGAATGTAGCCCATTCTTCGATGAACTCATTTATCCAACTTGCTATACCCATGCTTGGTAAATATACATTACCTGCTTCAATGTCCGGTGTTACTGAATTAGCCCGCGATAATTTACTGCCTTTCGGTGAAACGGGTATTATTCCGCCTATCTCTTTTTTTAGTGTATTTATTACTGCCGGGCCGTTTGCCGCATCTTCTATCAGTTTCAGCTTTGCCAGCGGATGTTTTCGTGATAGGTTTCTTATGGCTGTTAGCGTCTTGGTAAAATCCATCCTAGAACGTACTTGGTCTAATAAGTATTTGTCTGCTCCTAACCTGCCCCACACCTGTCCTACCACATAACTGCCGTCAGTTGTTTCCTTGAACGAACAATCCCAGCTTTGTATAATTTCGTCAAACTCGGCTGGTGGTTCCGTATAGAATTGCCACCAATCCCTATTAACAATATTTCCTTCGTCTGGTGCCGGGCGCTGTTGACATAACGCATTCCAAGCCCTGCTTCCGACCGCTATTTTCGTATCCTCTGCCCATTTTTCGTCAAACCCAAACTCGGGCCACAAAGGTTGTCCCACTTCTCTGCCTAATAAATCATTTTCTTCCGCTAACGCCGGTAGGCTAATAATATCCCAATCCTCTACTTCGCCATACTCTGGATTAAGCAATCTTCCCGCTAGGTCATCCTCGTGCCATCTGGTTAAAATAATAATGACTGCACCATTAGGTTGCAGTCGTGTATATAGTGTGTTTTGCCATTCATTCCATGTGTTATCTCTATACGTCTGTGAATCCGCCTCTTTCCTGCTTTTTACCGGGTCATCTATAATTAACAGGTCTGCGCCTTCCCCGGTAATTCCGCCACCCAGCCCGGCGCTAATCATTCCTCCGCGGTGGCCTTCTATACCCCAATCAACGGCACTTGCGTTGTCTTTGCTTGGTTCTATGCCGAATATTTCTTGTCCAAAATCCTCTAGCTTGTTCTTGTTTGCCCTGCCAAATTTTCTTGCTAGCCCGCCGCCATATGATGTCAATATGACTCGCCTTTCAGGGTTCCTGCCGATAAAATAACTTGGGAATGTTTCAGACACACTCATGCTTTTACCATGCCGTGGTGGAAGGAATATCATTAATCGTTTACATCTACCTTCTTCCACTTCCTGTAGCTTGGCCGCTATAAATTTCGTATGCTTAGCATGGTGGTATAGACCGCGATGTACATACTCCAGATAATATTCATAATCAATTCTCGCCAGTATCGGTTCCAGTGTCGCTATGTTCTCTACTTCGCCTAAAAAATTCTTTGAGTAGTTCCCTGCTTTCTGCGTCTGTTTCAAGTTGCTTTTCAATCCTTTTAATGTCGTCATTATGTTTCACTTCCAAACTTCCGCTGTGCTCTATAACCTTCCTACCCCATTTATGCGGGAATTTCCTTTCCAGCCTCCATGCTGCTGCCTGCCATTGCTCTTCTGCTGCTTTACCTATAATAGCTACATCTCTAATCTCTGCTTCTGCAAGTGCCTTTTCCACTGCGTTGGAAAACTCAACATAAGGTTTCTCACTTTTCCTTATTTTATATCTAGGATTTTTTGCTACTCTTTGTTTTTCTCTTTCTCCCCTTTTCAACCAATCATATAAAGTAGACTTATTTATCCCGGCATATGCAGCAGCTGTTTCAATATAATTTCCTGCTCTTATAGCTGTAATTATTTTATTATGTGTATCAAAATTTAATTTTGTCGGTCTACCTCCTGCCATATAATCACACCCAACCTATTTATTTTGGATATTCTTGTGCCAAATCTTTAACTTTCTTTCTCATTTTCTTGTTCATTGGATATATATATTTATGCTTACCTTTCGTTATATTTTGAGTTGCATTTTTATCAATATTCGTCCTTATCCATTCTAACGATACCTTCCATCCTTTTGCCCCAACACTTCTAGGGTGCATACTTTTCTCTTTAATTATAAAATCTGACCTTGTTCCTTCATTCATTAATCCTACATATATCCAGTTTGTAGCTTGATATATAGTCCCCACATGTCCTTGATCCACATCAGCATAACTAACAACCAAATCAACTAAGGGACAATACTTCTTTAATTCTTTTAAACTTAATGCTACACATTCACTAGTAATCTTTTGCTTCCCATTTAATGCTACTCTAACTAATTCTAATACTTGCCCAGGCCATTTATCATATATAGCTGCTATATGTGGATTAGCCCCATACCCATATACAATAACACCACACCATTCTCCATCTTCATATACATTAAAAGCTACTGCACTAATAGGTACTCTTTTAGCATAATGACAATTCATACATGCATATTTGACTGCATTATAATTTGCCAATGTCAATGTTACCATCTACAACTCACCACACAAAATTGAAACCCTAACCCTTTCATATTTTTCCTCTATTAATTTTCTTAAATCATCTTCCATACTTTTAAAATCCTGTTCTCTTTCAAAAACTATTTTCATTGTTGGAGGGTTACCTTTTTCTTCCTTCTCCTTATATCCTATATTTTCAAAATTTAATTCCTCTATCTCATCTAAATCAAACCCTGTTATTGTCAAATCTATTCCTTGACTATCTATTTCCTTTATTAGTTCTTTTAACATATCCTCATCCCAATCAGTTTCATCTTGCAATTTATTGTCTGCAATTAAATAAGCTTCAGCCTTTGCACCTTCTAAAGGTAAATATATTACTGGCACCTCTTCTAATCCTGCTTTCTTTGCTGCCTTTAATCTTGCATGGCCTGCTAATATATATCCATCCTTTGAAACTAATATAGGATTAGTCCATCCAAACTCTCTTATACTTCTTTCCAATTTCTCTATTGCACTATCTGGATGTACTCTAGGGTTTTTTGGGTGTGGTTTTAGTTTGTCTATATCTATTTTCTGAACCTTCATTCGCCTTCTCCTTTTTTTAAAATTTAAAGCGCACCTCAAAACAAGATGCGCTTCACGAAAGGGGTTTTCGGAGGTTTTTTAAATACCTCACTATATATTATATACCGTCTCCCCCGGCAGATGTGGACATAAACAGGACACGTTAACACTGGCTTGTTGCCTCATCAACCTCCCCCATAGCGGGTAACCCGAATAATCCTACCGATATTTTGTTTACCGCATTGGTCTTTAGCCTGCGACAATGTCTTTCGCTATATTTTACCTCATGGGCTATCTGCCACCATTGCTTACCCTTGAAATACCAGTTTTCGATAATGTGTTTTTCTGTGCCGTTGAGTGCCTCAATCGCCCTGTCTATCCGTTCTATTCTTGCTCTTAGCTTGCGTTTCCTTTCGTTTAACTCACTTCTTCTTTCGTCTAAGTTTATTACCGTGCTTTCCACTGTGGATTTTCTGCGGTTGCCGTTACTTATATGTCCTAGACTTGCGCTCTTTACCGAACCATAGTCCAGTTCACTCATCTGTGTTTTTATGTTTTCGATGTTGGCTTTCAGTGACCGATAATTGTAGAGGTATTTTTCGGTTACCTTGTAGTAGTTCAAATCTCCACCCCCCGCTTTTCTTCCATCAACCTTTTAGTGCGACGATATTCTCTTTCGTCAGATACAATCCTGGTAATCCCGGGGTATCTGGATTTCAGTTCCCTGTACGTGTTCGGTTGTTTATTCTTTAACAGTTCAATCACAGGTGCCCATAATTGCGGTTCTTTTCTTATAAGTCTTGTGTACTTCATTCCTTTTGCCCCCTTTTTAACCCATCGAATTCGATGGATTATAAAACGTAAAAAA